CTTAAGTTTCAATACAACGCAACTACAGGCGTAATTGTTAATGTTATTGGCGGTGGTGACACTGAAGAAGAAATGGTTGCTAATGAAGGTCCTGTAATGGAAGGTCATCTTCCAGGAGTTATAGATGCAGATGCGGCTCCTCTACACGCGGCAATGATTCACAGAACTTATGATTCAGGTGAAAAAGCAGATTATTCAGAAGACTTAGGCACAACAGATTCAGAAGGTGCCGCAGAAACTTGGGAACACGTATGGAACAACAACATGGGTTTACTTGCACAAATTTGGAATTTAGAAACAATCAAATATGTTGACAATGCAATAGTAATGCCAGAGTTTAGAACACACGGAACAACAGAAGCACAATTTACAGACAGTATTACAAGTCAAGTAGCGGCTTGTGACACAGAATTAGCAAGAGCTGACGTGTACACAGACGATGAAAAAACAGCCATCACAGCACACAAAACTTTCCTAGAAGGAATAGCAACAAAGTATGCTGGTGTATCTTTTTGGAAAATTCCTTTTCCATCACAACCAAACTTTAAGTAATCACTTTTAGTCCACACTCATTCTAACTAGCAATAAATATTTCTAGTTATGGAAGGTTTGCGAGATCAATTAAATAAATTCCCGTTCGAGATGGAAATTCCTGACGAACCTTACCTTGATAATTTCAGTCAAAACAAATCACAAACAGCATATTACGTTGGCGATAGATATCTAAAATTTGCAGTTAACGAAGCCACAGGACTTGTTGGTGAATGTTTGTGGAGAGCACCTACATTAGAACTGTTGGAAAAAAGAATATGTCATCCAGAACCAGGTCATTATGTAATCACACTTGATGCAAAAGAAAATCCTTGGGAAGCATCTTACATGACAAACACATATCAACACGAACCAGTTGCTAATTATGAAGAAAATGTTGGACAACTTGACAGTGAAGGCAATCCAATTTTATGGGATTACTCTTGGGGTCATGTTATAAATCAAATTTACTACATAAACGATTTAAAATACATTGACGGAAAGTTTGTAAAACCAGCATTCAGATTTCACCAACACACCAACGAAACAGTTTGGAAAACTGTTGCAGATCACATAGAAATGTGTACAAAAGAATTAGAAAGATTGGTATATCAACCAGAAGAAAAGACAGCAATTGAAGATTGCAAAGCAGGCTGGATCGACATAAGAGATAATTTTCAACACGTGCATCATTGGAAACTAAAATACCCAGATATGCCATTAATAAAACCATAGAATCACTATTATAATCACACAAAAAGTTAATCTATAAGTAATTGTATCAAATGAACACAGAACAAAAAAGACCTAAAGCATTTTTACTTAACGGAGGAATGGGAAGAATTATTTCTGCTATTCCTGCCTTAGAAAAATATCAAGAAGAAGGAAATGATCCAAATTTTATTATTGTTATTGAAGGAGTGTGCGACATATTAAAAGGTCATCCAACATTAGATTCAAAAACATATGATATGTATCATAAAAATTTATTTCATACAAAATTAGTTAACATGGATATTGTAAGTCCTGAACCATACAGAGTACATGAATATTTTAATCAAAAATGTAATATTGCTCAAGCATTTGATGTATTAATAAACAACAAAGGTATTAGAGATTTACCTAAACCAACATTGGTATTAAACAAAGAAGAATTAATTGCTGGAAAAAAAGCAATAGATGACACAAAAGAAAAATTAAAAAAAGAAAAAGTTGTTATTATTCAACCTTTCGGAAGAGCAATACAACAAATAGATGGTTCTTTTGTAGATAAAACAAACAGAAGTATTGAGTTTTTTAATTTAAAAAATATTATTAAAAAATTACAAGAGAAAGACTTTGCAGTTATGTTAATGGCTGAGTTTGGAATTGATTTTAAAGATGCTGGATTTCCAGACGAAGTAGCAATGCCTGAAAAAGTAGAATTAAGACAATGGGCGGCAATAATAAAATATGCTGATCATTTTTTAGGTTGTGATTCTTTAGGACAACACATGGCTTACAGTTTAGATACACCCGCAAGTGTTGTGTTTGGTGCTACATATCCAGAAAACACATCATATGCTAAATCAGAAAAATTTAATCATATAGACCTAGGACAAATGACACGTGAATATGATCCAATTAGAATAACAATGGACGAAAGAATTAGTAGAAAACAAGAACAAATAATGACCATGACTCCTGAGATAGAGGATTATGTTGTTGCCGCTTGTAATGGTGACCCAATAGAGGAATAAAAATGGACGATATAGAACAATATAACAAAACGGGATACATTGCCGCAATTGCCAGAGGACACAATGCAGGTGTTTGTCTTTTAAAAGACGGTGAAGTAGTTTTTTCAATTGAAGAAGAACGTTTATCTAGAAGAAAATATGACGGTGGACCATATGCATCAATGGTAGAAATATTGAAGTACACAGATAAAATTGATTACCTCGTTGTTGCTCACACACAATCTTTAGAAGATAGATCAACAGGCAGAGTTGATTATTCAGGTGACGATGTTTATACAGGTATGGCAAGAAAACTTGGATTAATTGATAGACACGTACAAGAAATAAAACACCCTCAAGTAATTGATTTAGCACACATTCATCACAAACTACATGCCGCCTGTGCTTTTTATAGATCAGGTTTTGATAAAGCAGTGGCAGTAATTGTTGACGGTGCTGGAACTTTTATTCCAATTAAAAATAGTATCTCAGGTGAAATGACAGTGTTTGAAGTTGAAAGTATTTTCAGTTGCGATTATCCTAATGATATTTTCGCACTGTACAAACATTATGGTACGGGAGAAGCAAGTCCAGGAGCATTTTATCCAGACTTTGCTTCTGATTCCATAGGTGAACCGGGCAAAACACACCAAGCATTATTCACAGACAGAGCAGGGATTGTAAAAGTTTACGAAGCAGTTACACAGTATTGTGGATTTTCGGCAATCGAAGCAGGAAAGACAATGGGATTATTTCCATATGGTAAACCAAACGACCTGGTTCCTAAACTTTTTAAGAAAGAAGGATACTATTCTTTATCAGATAGAAATTTTATTATTCCAACATATCCTAATGCCTCAATAGTTAACAGTGGACTTTATCCTTATATTGATGAAAACCCTGCGTCAGAGAAAAAAGATGATTGGACAACATTACAAAACAGAAGAGATTTAGCATATGCAGTTCAAACGGAATCACAAAAAGAATGTTTAGATTTAATCTACAAAGCAGTACAGTTAAGTGGTTGTAAAAATGTTGTATTCTCAGGAGGATATGGACTAAACTGTGTTGCCAATTACTATTATTTAGAACAATTAAAGAAAGACGGTATAAACTTTTATGCTGAACCAGTGTCAAACGATGCAGGGACGGCAATGGGAGCGGCAATGTTGTTTTATTACAGTCTTACACAGTCTAAAGAAAAGAAAGTAGACGAACCAACACTTTATCTTGGACCAAAAAGAACATACACAACAGATCAAATTGAAAACGTATGCAATCAAGAAGGTGTAGAACTTACAGATGCAACCAATGAAGAAGTTGTAAAAATTATTACTGATAAAAATATTGTTTCAGTGTTCCAAGGAGCCAGTGAAAATGGACCTAGAGCATTGGGTAACAGATCAATATTATACGATCCAAGAGATCCAGATGGTAAAGACCATGTAAACAAAGTAAAACATAGAGAATACTTCAGACCTTTTGCTGGAACTATATTGCACGAGTATGTGCATGAATGGTTTGATTTAAGAGGTATGGACGAAACTCCGCATATGATGTATGCAGTGAATTGTCAACCAGGAATAGAAGAAAAAATACCTAGCATTATTCACGTTGACGGAACTTGTAGAATACAATCTGTGAAAAGAGAACAAAATCCTTTGTATTATGACCTAATAAAAGAATTCCATAAACAAACAGAATGTCCTATAATTTTTAATACATCATTTAATTTAGGTGGAGAACCATTAGTAGAAACATTAGAAGATGCTGTAAGAACATTAATACACAGCGAAATAGAATATTTGTTTTTGCCTGAATATAACAAATTAATAAAGGTAGCAAACAAATGAGTAAAAAAACAGCAATATTTTTAAACGGTGGCGCTGGTAGAATGATAAGTTCTATTCCAGCAGTAGAAAAATACCTAGAAGAAAATCCTGAAAAGGACCCTATACTAGTTTGTGAAGGCGGAACTGATGCTTTTAAAGGTCATCCTAAATTGTATTTTAGAGCATATGACAGTTGGCATAAAAATTTATTTCAAGAACTTCTTAAAGAAAGAGAATTAATTAGTCCTGAACCGTACAGGATTTGGGAATATTACAATCAAAAATGCAGTCTTGCTCAAGCATATGATATCGCTATTAACAACAAAGGCATTAGAGATTTACCAGCACCAACTATAAGATTAAGCAAAGAAGAATTATTAATGGCAAGAAAAATGATTGCTGAAGTAAAAGATAAAACAGGCAAAAACAAAATTGTTGTAGTTCAGCCATTTGGAAGAGGTGCTCAACCTGAAAATTTAACTGAAAAACAAATGAAAGAAGGCAAACAGCCAGAAATTACAGATGTTACTGGCAGAAGTATAGAACTAAAAAATATTTGGAGTCTTGTACGTAAATTATCTAAGAAGTACGGAGTTATGATGATGAGTGAATTCCCATTAGAATTTAAAAATCATATGTCTGCTCCAGTGGCAACTCCAATGAACGTACACATAAGAATATGGATGGCAGTCATAAAACAAGCAAATCATTTTGTTGGTTGTGATTCAGTTGGACAACATCTTGCTTACGCATTCGACGGCACTGCAACGGTGCTGATAGGATCCACATATCCCATAAACACATCATTTCCTGAAGCAGATAATTTTGATATTATTGATCTTGGATTAGATGATAGAGTTTATTCACCTATAAGAATTACCTCAGATGAGTTTAGTGATAGGCTGAATGAAGGTATTATGGCTATGGATGACCAGAAAGAAGACAGTATTATCAGGTCAGTTGAAAAGATGCTTAAACACAGCAAAAACAAGCAGTAATACCCAAAATACAGTAGTAATACAATAGTTCTAGAATAGGTAAATACACTATAATAAGGATTATTCTATATGTTTGATGTATCAAGATTTTTTGGAAAAGGTGACAGAAATACTCTGTTAATGAAGAACGGGCTAAACCTGTCTTACAATGGTCCATATTCTGTAGTAGAAGAAGGCATGATTTTAGACCAATGGCACGTGAACACATTTACCACAGCAGAATACACAATCAGTGTAGACTATGACACAAACAATAAAGAAATTTTAAAAGTACTTGTATCAGCAAGTCCAAATCAAAGCAGTCTATCAATATATGGTAGATCAAATCTAGGGAATAAATTAATCAAGATCGATAGCGAAGTTAACAATTCATATGTTCGAATCAAGATAAACCCAGCAGACAAAAGTGCAACAGAAAAATACACTGGTTCTAAGATTATCTTTGGTGCAACATATTTTGCTACATTGAATGCTTTGGTTGGAGGTACGCAAGTAACAGAATAATAAATATGGATATAACACAATGGCAGTAGTTTTTAAACCTTTCGAAACAGATTACGGATACAAGTCACCCGGATTTACAGTTGATGTAGACGGAAATGTTATAGTACGTACTATTACGAATACATACACACCGCCAGTAGTTCCGGTTGCACCAGATTTTAACATCAATGAAACTGCAGGAGCATTCACAGTACTAAACAAAGGCACAGCAGTTGTTGGTGATAATCCAACAATTACTGTAGAAAGAGGATCAACTTATACTTTTGTCTTAGACACGTCTAGTCTTGCTTTTAATATCTACAAACCAGATGTTAATAATATAACTGTTCCAGGAGAACTATACAATGAAGGTTTATCTCATACCAACACAGTTACAGGTTTAGATTTAACATCAGGCACTTATAACTTTCCGCAAACTTGGCAACAACAACAATCGGGTTATAACAGAACTGCTCAAATAGTTGTTCCAGATACAACTAACACACCATTAGCAGGAAAGAAAATACCAGTTGTAATTTCATTACACGACAAAGGATTTAATCAAGCAAATGGTATTACAAATGTTAATTTTATCACTGACAAAATTTTAATTGCACCACAAGGTTACAGCAACGAATGGAACGTAGGATATCAAACATCAAAAGCAGATGATATTGCTTTTATTGATTCTATTATTGCTAGTTTCAGTTTATACGATAACGTAGATACTAGAGAAATCACAATAATAGGATATGGAAATGGTGCACAATTGGCTTTACAATATGCAAACTATTCACAGAATGCATCTATAAAAAATATTATAACATTTAACGGATTATTAAACAGTGATCAATATTTTTCAACTGACCACAGTTTTTATAATTATACATTAGACCCTCAAAACCAAGATAATTCAACAATTATAAATTGGACAAGTGTTACACCACTGGGTAATAGAAATGTATTAATGTTTAACGGTAAAGATGATTTACAATTTCTTTATAATGGTGGAGTCATTGATGGACAAACACTTTACAGTGCAGAAGATACTGTGTATGGAATGGCAAAAGCCGATTCTACAATTGAAAATAAATTAACAGTACCAACTAATGAATCTGATGGAAGTGAAAGTTATTCTTATGATAACGAGTCAATAAGAATGTATGCATTCACAGGAGTTGCTAACAACTTTACAACATATCAAAACTCTATTAGAACAAGAATTACAGATGCTATTGTTACAAGTACATATCTTGCAATACCGGTAGCAACAACTTTAACAGATGCAGAAGCTCAAGGCAAACAATCAGGAACTTTAACTTATGCTGTTCCGGTTGACTCTCCAGATTCACTATTTTATGCAGACTCAGACGGTGTACCTTATGCTACACTTACTGTTGCTCAACCAAGTATTATTGGTGCAGGTGTTTTCAGTTCAATATTAGACACTGGTGATTTATTAGCAGAAGGAGTTAATGCACAAATAAGATTAAAACCTACAGGAACAGGAACAGTTACAATTAATCCTGCCACAGTAGGATCAATTACCAACATGAATGTTAATGCACTAAATTTATCAACTAGTGGTCAGGTTAGTTTAACACCTAATGCTGATGTCACAATAAGTCCACAAGCAGGTGGAACACTTACATTGAGACCAACAGACGTTGGTGTTGTAGATAATGTTACAATAGGGTCTGTAATACCAAGAAATGGAACCTTTTCAACATTGAATTCTTCGCAAGGAACGTTAAATAACACTACAATAGGACTAACATCAGCAACGTCGGCGGCTTTTACAGGAGCAACTGTAACAAGCGATCCAACAAATGCTAATGATGTTACTAAAAAGCAGTATGTCGATAACACAGCCACAGTGTTAGCGATAGCATTAGGAGTATAGAAAAGAATGGCAAAAAAACGTATTAATACATACAAATTTACACCAGGGATACCACAATCTGGAAACCTTTATCCTAATGCATGGGCTCAAATCAATGCCAACAAAGAATGGTTGAAAGATGAATCCAATGCTTACATAGATTACAAAATTACACAAGACACAGCGGCAGATTTATATCCAAGTGCATCATTAAGATATCTTAACAACAGAGAATATATAAAAGCAGAAGTGGCGGCATGGGTTGCTGTACAAGTTGCTGGAAATATTTCACCGTTTGCAGGTTACACAAAAACTGCAACACAAATTAAAAATGATGTAGAAGGAGTTATACAAGCGGCATATCTTGATATGAGATATGGCGGTAATGAAAATATTAGAACAACATCACAAAGTTATTATGTAGACGGAGTGCTACAATTAGCGGCGGCAGGAGAACCAGAATTAGCATATTGGACAAAAGCCAAACAGATTATAGACTTATACATTTTTACAGGTTTAGGATATAGCAGTATCAACGGAGATGGTTTATCACAAAACACGTCAGGGTCAAATGCAGAAGCAGGTGCCAAGACAGGATTTGCGGCAAACATGGCAGTAATTGATAATGTTGTAGACAATGGTATTTTAAATTTACCAGCACTTGTAAGTTCGGTATATGTATTTGCTAACTTTACATACGAACCTTACCTTTGTGAAAGAGATATGGGTTACAACATTGATGGTATTTTAACAGATTTAAGATACGGTGGAAATCAACAATCAAGATACAATGCTGGAACTTATTGGGTAGGCACAGTATCAGTTTTGAGTGGAGATAGACAACCTGAATTAGCAGTAAAAAATGAAATAAGAAGTATTATTAACAATTATGTAATACCAGGTACTGCTTACTCGTCAAGACAATCACCGGTGGTAACACAACAAACACTAGTAGGTACACCAGGTGAAGCAGGAGCCACAACAAGAGTGACTACTTTGTTTGGAATAGTTACAGATGTGATTGAAAATGGATTAGATAATTTACCAGCTCTAGTTAGCAACGGAATTTCAAGTGTAAAAATTCCTGAAAGAGTTGAATTAGCAGAATTATTATTGATTACAAACACTACTTCTAATGCAGTTTTATACACGTTCAATGATCCTGTAAAAGGAGCCACAACAACTTATCAAAGAGAATATTCTACAGATACATCAAACCCAACGGCGTTTATTGATCCAGATTTTCCTAAAGCATATCATGGCAATGACACAATCACAACTATATTTTTAAATGCTGATACATCTACAGATGGTGCAACAGACCAATTACAAATTTTTGTTGAAGATGATGAAATAAGAACACGTCCACATGATTTTGGAACAGATGCAATTGAAAGATTGAGAGTTGCACAACCAGAGTCAATGCTTGATGCTGACTTTGAATATGGTCTTCAGCCAACGAAGTGGCAAGCAATTGCAACACAAAGAGGTTATCCATCAATTTATGAAGTACCGGGTACAGACTTTGACATAGCATTAGTAACATCAGACGCTTCAGCAGGAACATCAGGTATTGGTTCATCTTTAATCACAGTTACAACAATTGGACCACACAATTTTGAAGAAGGTCAACCATTTACAATAACAGGTTTTGATAACTCAGTGGCAGGTGCAAGTAGAGCCGCAGGATCATTTGTGGTTAACACAGTGCCAACTTCATTGACATTTACATATTATGGAAAAGCAAAAGTTGGAACAGTAAATCCTACAACAATTTCTACAAACTTTACTCAATTGAGACAGGGAGACTTTTACACAGGAGCGGCAATTGGATTTCCATCATTCAGTATAGATTCAAATGGTTCATCAGGAAATTTTGTAACAAGTTTAGCAACACTATCAGGATCAACAATTTTACCATACACAGGTGTGCAACCTGAAATAGGAGCACCACTTACAGGAACAGGAATTCAAACAGGTACACAAATTACAGCAGTTAACGGATCAGGTGGAGCATTAGCGTCTCCAACAGTAACAGGAGATTATTCATCAGGTGCAACATCAATTACTGTGGCAGACTCGGCAGGAATTATTCAAAACTCTGTGATTGATAGAGGTGACGGATTTGCAGTAACAATTATTAATGTTGTAGGAAATGAATTAACATTAGGATCACCTTTGAATCAAGATTTAATTGGTGATATTTCTCAATACACAAATTTAGCAGGTGTAAATTATACTCCAGCAGGACAATTAGGAAGATTTGACATATTCAGAGTTGGCGGAGCATACTCTGTATCATTAGTTACTAATGGACAAGTTGGATCAGGACAAGATTATGCAGTGGGTGATGCCATTGTTGTAAGTGGTACAGTATTAGGTGGAGCAACACCAGCCAATGATGCAATAGTAACTGTAGAATCAGTAGACACTGGTGGAGAAATTTTAACAGCATCAGTTACAGGTACAGCATTTACAGGAACAGGTACAGCATCAGCAGTAACACCAGTATTCCAAGGTGGTGCAGGAACAGGTGCTCAAATAAATGTAACAAAAAATGCAGGAACTTATTCAGTAGCATTAAACAGTCCTTCATACACAAACGTACCAACATCTGCATATGCAGGTGGTAACGGTACAGCGGCAATTTTTGACATTGATGTAGATGCAGGTGCATACACAGTAGCAGTAGACTCAGCAGGATCAGGATACATTGTTAACGATATTATAAGAGTTGCAGGATCTACATTTGGTGGAACAGGTACAAACAATTTAGATATTAGAGTAACTGCTGTAGGCGGATCAGGAGAAGTTCAAACAATTTCTTCGGCAGGTACAGCACCAGATCAACAAATAAGTTATGTTTCACCAATATTTACAACAGCAAGTGCTGGAGGTACAACAGCAAACTTCACAGTAACTAGAACAGGTACAACATATTCTGCAGTAGTAACAACAATAGGAAATGGTTATTCAGCAACAGACACTCTTGTGTTTGCAGGAACACAACTTGGTGGAGCAACAACAGCTAATGATGCAACACTAACTGTTGATTCTGTTGATGGTAACGGTGGAATTTTAACTTTTTCAGTAGCAGGTACGGCAGTAAATTCACAAACATATCCAAATGTAAGTTCAGGTTCAAATCTTTCAGGATCGAATGCAACTTTTGATGTTGCAATTTCATCAACAAGTTATACAGTAACTATAAACACTGCTGGTGACGATTACGGTGTTGGGCAAACACTTACAATTCCAGGAACAAGTTTAGGTGGAGCAACACCAGCCAATGATGTATCAATTGCAATCGACACTATTGTTAGTGCAGGAGCAAGTGGAATTGCTACAATCACAGCAACAGGTACAGCGGCATTAGAAGGTACATCAGGATACAAAGTAGGAGATCAATTATTTGTAAGTGGATCTGATTTAGGTGCGGCAACACCAACCAATGATGCTTATGTAACTATCAGCACAGTTGATGGAAATGGTGGTATCACAGCATTAGGAATCACAGGAACAGGTACAGCGGCTAACGTGGATTATGCATCAGTTGTTTACTCTACTAATAACTCAGGTGCGGCGGCAGTTATAGACATCAACAGAACAGCCACAACATACACAGCAACATTTACAAATACTGGTTCATCATTTGCTGGAGCAGATACAATTACAATTTTAGGAACAGCAGTTGGCGGATTAACACCAGCCAACGATGTAACAATCACAGTTGATACAGTGACAGCAGGTGCAATAGCAACTTACACTGTAACAGGTACAGCAGTTAACACACAAACATTTACAAATGTAAACAAATCAAACAGAACACCTTCAGGACTAACAATAGATGTAACATTGAATTCAGGTTCATACACATTGGCAGTTAATAATGGTGGTAGCGGACATGCACCAGATCAAGTATTTAAAATAGTAGGTACAGATGTGTTTGGTGGTTCACCTGCAAATGATTTAACATTTACAATTGCTGGTATAGATGCTGTTTCAACAGGATCAGTAACTTCAGTGTCAGCGGCAACAGGAACAGCAAACACAGGAACAGGTAATGCATTGAATGTTCAAGGCACAAACAGAACACCTATTGGTGTTGGTGCTCAATTCAGTGTTACAAGAACTAATGCAACAGATTCATCAACTGATTACTCAGAGTGTATACAAATACAAGACGGTACAAACTATGCTGTAGGTGACAAAATTATAATTTCAGGATCAAGTTTAGGTGGAACAACACCAGCCAATGATATAACTGTAACAGTACAAGGAGTTACTTCTTTTGGTGGTGTGGTAAGCAACACACACGTGGGAACAGCAATTGGTGGAACAGGATTAAGTGTTTATTCTTCAGTAACAATTTCAGATCCAGTTACACAATCAATTCCATTAACTTCAACAATTTCTTATTCAGCATTGGCAACAATGAGAGTTAACTTTACTACACCACATGGACTTGTTCCAGGTAATGCATTCTTAGTTGTAATAATATCTGATGATGGATCAAACAATCACATATTGGCTTCAGGACCGTTCTTAGCAACTTCTATTCCATCACCGACTAGTTTAACTTATCAAGTTAGATCACCAGGTGCTATCACAGATGCAGGTTGGCAAGGATCAATATATGGCAGACCAGATTCATTCTTTATACACAGACCATTCGATGGTGGTGTTCAATTAGGAACAGGTGGTCCGGCACACGGTGCTCAAGCAATACGTCAATCTAAAAAATATATTAGATATCAATCAGGTAAAGGTTGTATGTACACAACTGGTGCTCTATTTGCTCCAAGTTATGACATTCTAAACATTACTGCTAATGGAATCAATGCAGGTTCGACAATCACTGTAACAACAGATGACGTTGATCATAATTTACAAGTTGGTGCTATTATTAGATTAGTGGGTGTAGCAACATCAGGTTATGATGGTGAATACACAATTACATCAATTACAAATGAAAGAACATTTACAGTTATTGCACAAATTACTTTAGGAGGATCAACTCCTGAATTTACAGATCAACCACAAGTATCATTGTATAAATGGAATGGTGCAACTGTAAGATCAGGAATATTTGATGATCAAAACGGAATTTTCTGGGAATATGATGGACAAAACACAAATGCTGTACAAAGAACTGCCACAAGACAATTGGCAGGAACAGTTACAGTTACGCCTAATTCAAATTCTGTATCAGGTACAGGAACAAGATTCAGAGAACAAGTTAAAGCAGGTGACAGAGTTGTAATAAGAGGTATGACTCACGTGGTATCAAGTGTTACCAACAACACAACAATGAGTGTTACTCCAGATTACAGAGGTGTTAATACATCAGCAGGTGTTAAAATGTGTGCTGTGGTAGACAAAAAAGCAAAACAATCAGAATTTAACAAAGATGTATTAGACGGAACAGGACCAAGTGGATACAAATGGGACGTGTCTAAGATGCAGATGATTGGGATACAGTTTTCATGGTACGGGGCTGGATTTATCGATTGGATGACTAGAGGTCAAACAGGTAACTTTATTTTCGTACACAGAATGAGAAATTCAAACGTTAACACAGAAGCATTTATGAGAACAGGTAACCAACCTGTACGTTATGAAGTGACCAACGAAGGTCCAGGTGCAAGACTACTTGAAAATATGGATACAACACAAACTACAATTACTGTTGTAGATGCATCATTCTTCCCAACAGGAGGAGGTACTGTGTACATTGATAACGAAATTATAACATTTACAGGTATCACAGGTGACACATTAACAGGTTGTACTAGAGCGGCACAACTTACAAACTTTGCGGCAGGTGCCACAAGAAACTATACAGCAGGTGTGGCGACGGCACACTTTAGAAACACTGGAGTTGTGTTGATATCCAACACAGCATCTCCAATCATATCACACTGGGGATCAGCATATCTAACAGATGGTAACTTTGACGAAGATAGAGGATATCTATTCAACTACTCAGGTCAAGGATTACAACTATCAACAATTAGACAAACTGTATTCTTAATGAGATTGGCGCCTTCAGTATCCAATGCCTTAACAGGTGACTTGGGAGACAGAGATCTACTTAACAGAGCCCAGTTGCTACTAGACGGTATTGAGATTACCACAGAGCCAGTTGCGGCAGGTGGCGTACAAGGTCAGTTGGTTGTACAAGGAATTATTAATCCACAAAACTATCCAATTGATCCAGCAGACATAGGTTGGACAGGACTACAAGGTACAGCACAAGGTGGACAACCAAGTTTCGCCCAGATTGCTCCGGGTGGTTCAGTTAACTGGAACGGTGGTGCATCAATCACAACTCAGACAGCAAATACTCAAGCAGAAATGACATCTTCATCTACTCACTGGTTTAACTTGAGTGGTAACAGAAACTATATGTATTTCTTGGAAGCAGAATGGGAAGGCAAAGGACACGTGGTAGGTATGAAAGTAACCTCAGCACAATTCCCTAGCAACACAGTGGTTACACAGATTAGTGATAGTGGTTCTTATTATTTTGTAAGATTTTCAAACAGACACACAGGTGTGTCAGGCGGTGATGCTGTGAACTTTGCATTTGGCGGTGACTTTGCAAGTACTAACTACTTGTTCTTTGATCCAACAACATGGGAAGCCTCAGGCGCTGTGGCAGGTACTGAAGTGGATACAGCAACAACAACTGAATTTCCACCAGGTACAGTTGTACAAAGTGTACAAGCAAAAACAGCATTTGGTTCAACAGAATACTACAGAGTTGACTTTAACCAATCATTCAATGGAACGATTGCCGCGGCAAGCAGTATATCATTTAACTTTGGTCAACCACCTTACGCACAACCAGGTGAAACTATTTTCTCTTTCATTGCCCAACCGGGAGAAAGAGCAACACTTGCCTTAGACAAGATCAAAGCCTTAACTAACACAACACTAGGTGGACGTGGTACGTTCCCTAATGGTCCAGACGTGTTGGCAATCAACGTATTTAGAACTGCTGGTACAGGTGATGTAGCAGGAACAGTTACACTGCGTTGGTCTGAAGCACAGGCTTAATGTATCAACTCATCAAGCATATATGCGAGACGTGTGGGTGTGAACAACACTGCAAAAGATCGTGTGGAGAATGTCTAGATTGTCCAGACTGTCGTTGTAAGGAATGTATTAAAAAAGACTGATAAGATGAATTATAATAGGCTTCGTGTACTGGAAAGAGAAAACCCACACAAAGAACCTGAACGATGTTTTGTTTTACAAAAATTAATCGAAAAACACAATTTAAAAAAAGGCGCTGAACTAGGAGTTAGAAGCGGCGAACTTTATTATTTTTTGTTATCTCATTGTCCTGAACTTACCTTGATTGGTGTAGATTTGTACGAAAGTCAACCAAATGGAAGTACTGATCCTCAACGAAAAAGAACATATGATCAACCTCATATGGGGTTTAGTTATGATCACTCAATGTATCACAATTTCATAAAAGAGTTACAAAATGAATTTGGAACAAGAGCTCAATTTATAAAAGATTGGACTTCAAATGCGTCTTTATTAATTGAAGATAATTCATTAGATTTTGTGTTTTTAGATGCTGATCATGGATTTGATGGATGTTCGCAAGATATTGAAAAATGGACACCAAAAGTTAAATCTGGTGGATTTATAACAGGACATGACTTCTGGTTGTCAGGAGTAAAAAAAGCAGTACAAAAATATTTTGGCAACGATTATAAGAAATATCCAGATCACGTCTGGATACATCAAAAAAAATAAATTATTTTTCTTCTATTTTTTGTGAATCGCCGGGAATAATTCTATAATTGTCTTCTGGATCATCAGCAGTACTCACTTCTGTGATGCTACCGCGATCAGTTAAACATTGTACTTGATGTGGCATTAGAGGTAAGTTTCTCCAAGTTTCGCCTTCATTAAGTTCTTTTGTTAGTAAAGTTGCAGTTTGAGTGTCAATCCAACTTAAAAGAAATTTACCTTCATTTACAAACCAAGTTTCATCTTTAGTTTTGTGAAAGTGCATTGAAAATTTAGCACCCTTGCGTTCGAACACCATAATTTTTCCACAGTATTTGTCATTGGAAGCCCAAATTAATTCGTATCCCCAACCTTTGTCTACTTTACCTTCTTTATTAATCATTTAAATATTGCTCAACTGTTTTATATTTTATTATAACATTTTTATTTAATTCTGTTAAATCTGCACAGGTGTAAGACTGATATTGCCCTTTAAGTTGTTGAGGCATAGGTATTGTTTGTATTTTGGCATTGTATTTTTTAGCCACAGATTCTGCAACACTTTGAAAAGATGTTGCTGTACCAGTACCAACATTGTAAATACCGCTCACATCTTTTTGTAGCATTTGGCACTGTACATTACATAAATCATCTACACATACAAAATCTCTAAGGAATTGATCACTATTTTCAAATAGTTTTATTGTGCCATCTTGTTTTGCTTGTTTTGTAAATTTACTTACTGGAGATGCTTGATCACCTTTGTGTTCTTCATGATCTCCATAAACATTGAAATATCTAAATCCTTGTACTAATATTTTAAATTCTCCCATGGCTTGTTGTACAAATCTATCAAACAAATACTTGCTCCAAGCATATGGTGATTGAGGATACACTGGACCGTTTTCTACAAAACTGTTTGTGTTACCATACACACTGGCAGAACTGGCATATTGAAAATTTACTCCCATAGTGTCGCACATCTGTAATAATTTTAAACTGTATTCATAATTTTGATCCATAATTAGTTCTACATTTCTTTCGGTTGTGGAACTAATTGCTCCAAGATGTATTACCCAATCATATAAACTAGGATCAGGAAAACTATTTTTAGCATATTCAAATTTTGTGACTTCATGATTCATGTCAATTAAATGTTTACACAAATTTTTTCCTATAAATCCTTCAGCACCTGTTACACAAATTTTCATATATGACTCCATAAGTTATTAATTGCTTCTGCTCCTTGTGGCAAAATAGGTTTTAATAATTGGTTATTCCAACTAGCAACAAAATTAATATTGATATTAACTCTACATCTTGTATCTGTACAAGTACTACCAGTGTGTTCCATATAACTAGGAAATATAACCATAGAGTTTGCTTCGCTAAAAACTTTATCGCCATCTTTAAATTCTGTGTAACCATTGTTTGTATTACAATAAAAGATTGCTGTGTAACTTAATGGCACACTAACATCACAATGCATACCGTGAGTTACAATTTCATTTTGTCCAGGAATATTATTTGCTTTCACACGTAAAAAAGTATGAGGTTGTAACACAGCAAATATAGGAAACAACATATTCCATAATTCAGGACCTGTCACTATGTTGCTCGATTCATGAAATTTGTGTACAAATTGTATTTGATATTTTTCTTCTGTATTGGATTGATGTGAATGTACAACATGGTTTTGATAAAACCAAGGAAATTTATCACTCATGATTATATCCGTTAACTGTTTAAAATGTTCATCACTTAAAACATTTTTTAATGTTATTTTGTTATTTTTTATCTGTTGTTCCATTAACTTTGTTTAATAAATTTGTTGTTGAAAAACCTTTGACAGTTGGAAAAATTTTCACATCTGCCATTTCATTACCTACAGTGGTTTCCACACTGTAATCTCCACCTTTAACTATTACATCAGGTGTATATTTTTTAATTGATTCTAGTGGTGTATCTTCATTGAACACAACAACCTGATCTACCCAAGGCAACTCCATTAATTGTTGTTGTCTTACTGACATACTATTGTAAGGACGGTCATTGCCTTTTAGTCTTTTAACACTATCATCTGAATTAATACCTACAATCAATTTGTCTCCTTGATTTTTGGCAAATTTTAATAATTCTAAATGTCCTTGATGTAGAATATCAAAAACTCCATTAGTCCAAACTATTGTGTCTTCTATATCACTAATCTTAACAACAGTGACGCCTCTGTGTTGTACAACACTACTTGCACCTTTTAAAGCAAGAGAACAAGCATCTGTCATACTATGTCCTTGTTCAACATATTTTACAATAATTGCTAACACTGTATCTCCTGCACCACTAACATCTGCCAATTCAACAGCGTCACCAGTGATGTGTTTGTATTCATTGTCGCCAACAACATGAATGCCGTGACCTCCGTCAGTTATCACTAACCAGTTCCAATTGAATTGCTTTCTGTATTGATCAGCATTTTTAGGATCAAATTTCCCAAACCATTGCTCATACTCTTTCATATTAGGTTTAACCAAATATGCGTTTTTATAGCAGTCAGGATTTTGTTTTGGATCTACGTAAACTCTTTTTACTAGATTAACAATATCATTGACGAGTGTGCTGTTGATCACTCCTTTGTTGTAATCGCTTACCAAAACAATATCGTCTTTTTGTAAATTTTTTAATAAATTTTGTGTGGGTTGAGATTGGGTGTATTGTTCTTCACGATCCAGTCTCAACAAGTGCTGTCCGTCAGGACCAATCATACGTGTTTTCACAGTGCTGGTTACAGCATCGTTACTGATGTATGATGTGATATTGTTTTTAAGCAGTATTTCCTGTATTCTATGCCCTGGGGCATCGTTGCCCACCGAACTGTAAAGATGCGTGTCTACGCCGAGATTTGACAGGTTTAAAGCGAGGTTTCCTGCTCCTCCTATGTTGTATTTACGATCACTTTCCTTTAGTACAAGAGTGGATGCTTCTGGAGATACTTTGGTACAATCGCCCTGTACCCAAACATCTAGCATTACGTCTCCGATTATTTTCATTTGATCAATTTTAACATTTTAAACACAGTATCCAATTTAATTTGGTTGGTTTTATTTTGGAAAGTTTTACGCAATCCTTGGTGTAATGGCTTGGGCCAATTACCAAAAGTTACCCATGCATATCCATCGTGCTCTGTGTTTAAAGTTGGAATAAATTCTTTTTCAACCACACACAAATATGTATGATATAAAAAATTTTCATCGTTACTGATGAAAGTTTCCATTGGAATAGTTTTTTTGATTTGTTGTTCGCCTATTTCTTCTTTAATTTCTCTTTGAAGACCGTCCCATAAATTTTTATCTGAAGTTGTGGTACCGCCAACAAGTCCCCATACATTATTTTGTTTGCTTTGGGTTCTATGTAATAACAAAAATCTTTTGGTATCTAATGTATAGAAGAGTGCTCCACACCCTACAATTTTACTGTTCATGTAAGTAATTATATGACTACTGGATCTTCCAAGTGCCTTTTCGATATTCACCTTCGAAAGACAATAACCATTCACTACCATTCCATTTGTACTGAACGCCAGTGTTCAAATTGGTAACGTGTGTGAGATCTGTGATTGTGCTGGCATCAAAAATAACTTCCCAATTTGTGCCGTTCCATTCTATAATGTCATTTGCACCTGCAACTAAATCTATATTGCTGTCACCTTTCCAAGCATCAGCACCATCTTCGTTATCAGAATCACCAATACCTTTTAACAACAATAATCTTTTTCCATTCTGTTTGACCGTTGATGGATCAAATTTTGTAGGATCTACTATAAAGTCAACTGATCCACTTGTTGTGATTGGGCCAACAATTACAGTATCAGTTGGGATTGTATCTTCGTCCCAATTAATTAAAAGTTGGAATGGATTTGTTTCATTGACTGCAACTGTTCCAACCACTTGGGCATCAATACCTTCTCTATTCAAATAAATTTTACTTAATCCGTTTTTATAATTTGGTATAGTTAAAACATTACCTGTCCATACTTCTCCGCCTATCACACCTTTAGTAATAATTTGAGCAACACTGTTTAACACATAAATGGTTTGATCTATACCTGTTGTTCCTTGTACTGAGTCTGTATCTTTTCTTACGGCTCTTCCTTTGTCGTCTAACTTAATACTGTTTTCATATCCATCTTGATATGCTTTTAGTTCAGGCATAGTTTGACTTAAATCTACATTTCCTGTTTGCTCATTGAATATACTTGTAATAATGTGTGTGATTACTCCTAATTTTTTTACTTTTGTTGGAGGTGAAATATATATAGGTGTTGTAAAACCTAAAGTAGCAACATCAACTTCTGTTTCTGTTCCTAATGGAATAGTTCTAGATGAAAAATTAATTTGAGATAATTCTACTACACTTAAACTTGTCCAGTCAACGTAGTTGTCTGTGGTTTGTATTTCAAGAGATGGATTAAACAACATCATTATTTGTTCCATTACTTGTAATTTTTGTTCAGTGTTTGATGTCCAAATATCAGCATTCAATGTTAATGTGTATGGTGTTGGCATTAATCTTTCCACCGTGACATTTTTACCTTGTTCATTTATATATTCTTTACCAGCACTATCATATGCTCTTTCTCTAACATGAACTTTACTAATAAAACTAGAATCTGCTAAACGAGTTCTATCCATTTCTAAACCAGTAACATACACACCCATTCTAGGTACAGACGGTAATTTATTTTCTGAATTATCTCTTATAATGTGTGATACTTGTCTTGAAATATCTCCATACATAACAGGAATAGTTTTTAATCCACCATCTCCATCTTTGTATGAAAAATTACTCATCAGTCTAATTATTTGAGTAATATATCTTCTAATCTGTCCGTCGTAAAAAAATTGCATTAATTATCCGCCTTTGGTCTGAGTGCTTTTGATAAACTTTGTCTTTCAGTAACTGATTCACCAGCAATCGTTGAAGTTTTAGTATTGTTAACAAACGTACCTTTTTGTGTGCTTCGTGTGTCAGTGTTAGTTAGTGTCATACGTATGTTGTCTTCCATTTTTACCCAACGACTAGTGTCTCTTCTGAATAATCTATTGGGTAAGAAATCTGTTCTTAAAAAATAATCACCTTTATCAGATGTTGCTGGAAAACTAATACCAAAGCCAAACTGTTCGCCGTTGGGTGCAATACCGTCTCCAAGAATATATCCATCATATCCTTCTTTGCTAGGAGTTTGAGTTACTCTGTCTGCCAATGTGTTTTGTGTGGTTGCATCTAATTGTGTTGTATCTGTAGTAACTAGTTCAGGTTTTCCTTGATCATCCACTTGTAGTGTATAAAAATGTGCTATGTCATAACCCGACTTAGGTGAATCTGCTTCTGCTTGTTGAACCACAGCATTGTTGATCTGCATTTCTTTCTCGTAAGTAGAAAGCACATCTCTTAATGTCTTACCATCACCTGCTCCAGCGTCTTTGTTTAATATTTCTTTAAATTCTTGTGAGTCGTATATTTGTTTTAGTTTAACTCTATATAGGTGTGGATACCAAGTTTGTGAAAATCCTTCTGCCGCTCTGCTAACATCTTCCACAACATAAAATCTTTTAAGTGCTACATTAAAATCGTTCAAGGCATATTCATCTTTTAAATGAGGTAATTCAAATACATCACCTGGCATAACTTTTCTGCCCAAAGTTTTAACACTGCTGGTGATTGGAATAGTCATAAACAATGTGTCATTCTGTAAAAATAGTCCAAATTGACTCATATCAAAATCAATATCTTGCACATTGTATATGCCTCTTAAACTGTACACATCTTGACTGTATTTTCTATCTCTATTTTCAAGAAACAACATATCCTGTATGTTGGTTTCTTTCACAGCATCGTATTTTGGCTGGGTTGGAGTAGCGTCTGCTTCGTCGGTATTCTTAGGTCCTAGGTATTTGTGTACAAATACATCGGTTCCGCCCACAGTGAACATTTCCACCACTGTTTTGTCTAAGAATGTGTAGTCGTTCCCTTTTTCTGGTTTATAAAGACTTAATCTCGGCATATACATATATTTATCGGACGATAAATATGTATAAGGAAAACTGTATGAGTGATTTAAGCACACAAAAACAAGAAGTATTCGACTACGTTCACACTAGCCTAGGTGGCGGTATGGTAGACGTAGAATTAGACCCTGTACACTATGAAACAGCATTAACTGACGCATTAGACAGATTTCGCCAGAGATCTGATAACTCTGTTGAAGAAAGTTATATGTTTCTGCCTTTAGTGAAGGATCAAAACGATTATACACTTCCAAACGAGGTGATAGAAGTTAGACAAATCTTTAGAAGATCAATAGGTTCAAGATCAGGCGGTGGAGATGGTGGTACATTGTTCGAACCATTCAATATGGCATACACAAACACATACCTATTAGCAAGTTCTAACATGGGTGGTGTAGCAACATACAATATGTTTGCTCAATATCAAGAATTAGTAGGAAGAATGTTTGGTTCTTTCATAGAATTTAAATGGAACACAACAACCAAAAATTTAACAATACTTCAAAGACCAAGACAAGGTGAAGAAGTATTACTAGAATGTTACAATTACAGACCAGATTCAGAATTGCTTAAAGATTATTTGGCAAAAAAATGGTTAAAGGATTATACACTTGCTAAATGCAAATATATGTTAGGTGAAGCAAGAAGCAAATTCAACACAATAGCAGGTCCACAAGGTGGAACATCACTAAATGGTGATGCATTAAAACAAGAAGCCATAGCAGAAATGGAAAGACTCGAAATAGAAGTCAAAACACAAACTGGTGGTGGTCAAGGATATTCCTTCGCAATTGGTTAAATCTTAGTTGACAATCAACTAAACATATAGTAATATACACTATATGAAACATCAAGTTACTCCATTATTTTCAGTACCATTATACAAAACTGTTCTGGATCCTTTAGATCCCATGGAAGAATCTTGGATAAAAAATTTAAAATTTCCTCCACAAAGCGTTGGTTTATATGACGCCGAAAATGAAGAACCAAAAAATGCAGGAATGCAAGTATTGAATCAACCTCAATTAAAAAATCTTAGACAACAGATATTGAAAGTAATGAATCATTTTGTAAGCGATGTATTAGATATTGAACAAGATTTTGAATTAACAACAAGTTGGGTAAACAAAAATGGAAAGGGTGATCATATTGTTCAACATTCACACCCAAATGCAATGATTAGTGGAGTGTATTATGTTGAAAGTGATGACACATCTGCTCCGATAATATTTAACAAACCTTATTTTTACACAAATCTTTTTCACGAAACAATTAAACCAACTTTTAGAAATAAAAATCAAAACCAATACAATGTAGATTATTACGGCATGAAGCCTAAAAAAAATGATCTGTATATGTTTCCATCTTGGTTAGAACACACAGTACCTCCGCAAGATGCAGACAAAGATAGATTAAGTTTAGCATTTAATTTTTTTGTTAAAGGCAAGGTAGGAGTAGGTACAACACAATTACAATTATGATTATAGGAATATGCGGACTGATAGGTTCAGGCAAAGATACCATCGCTGACTTTTTAGTAAAAGAACACAACTTTCAAAAGTTATCTTTTGCTGACAAATTAAAAGACAGTGTGGCTGAAATGTTTGATTGGGATAGACAGTTGCTGGATGGTAAAACAGATGAAAGCAGAGCATGGCGTGAAAAGTCAGATGAATTTTGGAGCAAAGAAATGGGTAGAGACATCACACCAAGATACGTGCTTCAAGTGTTTGGCACAGAATGTATGCGTGACGGATTCTATGATGGCATATGGGTAAGTTTAACAAAAAAGAAAATTTTAGACAATCCAAATATCAACTGGGTAATACCTGATGTGCGTTTTGAAAATGAATCTAAAATGATTAAAGAGGTACATGGAGAAGTATGGTGGGTAAAAAGAGGATCACTGCCTGTATGGTTTAGAATGTATCAAGACATCGGAAAAGTACCCAAAGATGTTCATCCTTCAGAATGGGCGTGGGCAAACACAGATTTCAACACAGAATTATCCAACAATGGCACTATTGCTGAACTTAAAAATCAGGTACAAGATCGCCTTGTTGCCAACGGATTCCTTCAAGGTGCAAAGATCTCTGGCAGTTAGCACATACTGTTTTTAGATTGTTAAATCTACAATTATTAAGATTACTGTCCACGTGAAACACGTTAAATTGTTGTTTATATTTGCTGGTGTGTCCACATTTATCACACTTTGTTTTAGTTCTATATCCAGCAATATACCATTTGGGTTGATAACCACTAGGTCCTCCATACTTTAAACACATCTCACACTGCTTTCTATAATAGGTCTTATTGCCTTTTTTATAGTTCACAGCACATGGTCTTTTACTACATTTCACACATAACGGTCTCATACGGATGTATTTACCTACCCTTTCCAACCCCTTTTTTATTACAGTTAATACGGCTTGATTTGGCACATTGTCATAAATACTAGCAATAATAAAGTTTTACACTTTAATAGGAGATAAAAAAAATGGCATTAGTTTCACCAGGAGTACAGGTTAGTGTAATAGACGAAAGTTTCTACACACCAGCAGAACCGGGCACAGTCCCAATGATATTTGTTGCTTCGGCACAAGACAAAACAAACAGTTCAGGAACAGGAACAGCACAAGGTACAACAGCGGCTACGGCAGGCAAAGTATACTTGATGACTTCACAAAGAGAATTAGCAGAAACATTTGGTGATCCAGTATTTAAAACTGATGCAAATAATAATCCTATCAATGGTGGTGAAACAAACGAATACGGATTACAAGCGGCTTACAGTTATTTAGGTGTTGCCAACAGAGCATACGTTGTTAGAGCAGGAGTTGACATGGGTCAATTAGAAGCAACAGCAACAGCACCAGCGGCAAATCCAGAATCAGGAACTTATTGGTTTGACACAGCATCTTCAAAATTTGGAATATTTGAATGGAATGGCGCAAGTGCAACAACAACAGGTGGACAATCATTTACAAACAAAGTACCTCACGTAATTACAAGTGCAACACTTTTAAGTGCAGGTGTTCCAAAAACTTCATTTGGACAAGCAGGTGATTATGCAATCGTGGCAACAACAGATGCCAACGAAATGTTTTACAAAAAATACGATGGTAACTGGGTAGGTGTTGGCACAGCGGCTTGGGTTGGATCAAATCCAACTGTAACAGGTTCAACAGCAACAGCAGGTTACACAGGTGTAATTGGTTCAGGAACAACTTTCACAATCACTATAAACGGTGGTGCTACTACAATCACAACATCAGGTACAACAGTAACGCAAGTTGCGGCAGATATTGCAGGTGCAGGTGTTTCAGGTTTAACAGCAAGAGCAGTAGGCGGAGTATTAGCAATTCATTATGATGGTTCTAATGACGCTGACATTATTCTTGCTAACGGTACATTAGACATAGCAGTAGGTTTAGGTATTGCACCAGGAACATATTACGTTCCAGCATTACAAACTGCTCCACACACTTCAGTACCAGCATACAAAACTGCTGACGCACAATCAAGACCAACAGGTTCTTTATGGGTGAAAACAACAACACCTAATTCAGGTGCGAAATGGTCAGTTAAAAAATTCAACGGTACAACAAAGTTATGGGAAGAAGTAACAGCACCAATTTATGAAACAGCCGAAAAAGCAATATACAATTTAGATAGAGCAGGCGGCGGATTAAATCTTGCTGTAGGCAGTTTATACATTGACCATGATAATGGAACAAATGCATTAGAGCAAACAATTTTAAGAAGAGAATCTACAGGTTCAACAAAAATTACAGGTACAGCAATTACAACGGGTATCACAGCAGGTAGCAAATCATTTACTATTGCTGAATCAATTGTTGGACAAGAAGCAATGAACTCAGCAGTAACAGTCAGTGTAACTCCAACAGGAGCGGCAACTGACAGTGATTTAATAGCAGGTGCTATTAATGGTTCAGGTTTTACAAACATTGTAGCAAGTGTTGATGCGTCAAACAGAGTTTCAATTGAACACAACGATGGCGGAGAATTTGACATTGTTGACACAAATAATACTTTGGAAGAAGCAGGATTCACTAATTACAATTACACAACAAAGGCAGGAACAGCAAATTTATATCAAACAGCAGGTGGTTCTAGAGCAAGTAACTGGAAAGTTTTAACTTACACAGCAAGTGACACAGCAGTTACAACAACTGCGGCAGACGGACAATTATGGTACAGTTCAATTGTTGATGAAGTAGACATTATGTATCACAACGGTACAGACTGGAAAGGTTACTCAGCAGTAGCAAGTTCAGATCCAGCAGGTCCACAAGTTAAATCAACTGCTCCAACTACACAATCAGATACAACAGCACTTGTTGAAGGCGACTTATGGATTTCAACAGCAGACTTAGAAAACTATCCAACAATTTACAAATGGAATGCAAGTTCTTTAAAATGGGTACTAGTTGACTCAACTGATCAAACAACAGAGAATGGAATTTTATTTGCTGATGCAAGATTTGGTACAACAGGTGGTACGGCAACAGTTGCACCAGCAGGCACTATTGCAGAATTATTAGCAAGTGACTTCTTAGACACTGATGCTCCAGATCCAGCATTATATCCAAAAGGTATGTTGTTATGGAATACAAGACGTTCAGGTTTCAATGTTAAGAAATTTACTAGAAATTATGTTGATGTTACAGCAAACAATACAAGAGGAACAGACAGCGGCAGTTCAATGGCGGCTTACTATCCACACAGATGGACAACTGAATCGGCCAACCAAGCAGATGGTTCAGGATCATTTGGTAGAAAAGCACAACGTAAAGTAATTGTACAATCATTACAAGCAACGTTAAACTCTAATCAAGAAATCAGAGATGATGAATCTAAATTGTTTAACATAATGGCAACACCAGGATATCCAGAATTGATTGGTGAAATGATTGCATTAAACAATGACAGAGGCTTGTCAGCATTTATAGTTGGTGACTCACCAATGAGATTAACTCCAGATGCAACGAGTTTACAAAATTGGGCAACAAACGTTAACCTAGCAGTAGAAGACAACGACAACGGTTTAGTTAGCACAGATGAATATCTTGGTGTGTTTTATCCATCAGGATTTACAAGTGATAACTTTGGTAACAATGTTGTTGTTCCAGCATCACACATGATGTTAAGAACAATTGCTTTAAGCGATCAAGTTTCTTTCCCATGGTTTGCACCAGCAGGTACAAGACGTGGTGGAATTACAAATGCTTCTTCAACAGGTTACATTAATAACGAAGGCGAATTTGTTTCAACAGCATTAAATGAAGGTCAAAGAGACACATTGTATTCAAACAATGTTAACCCAATCACTTTCATAACAGGTGCTGGTTTAGTCAACTACGGACAAAAAACAAGATTTGCTGGAAGTTCTGCATTAGACAGAATTAATGTTGCTAGATTAGTAATTTACATGAGAAGTCAGTTAAACAAATTAGCAAGACCTTATGTTTTTGAACCAAATGACAAAATAACAAGAGATGAAATCAAAGCTCAAGCAGAAAGTTTATTACTTGAACTAGTTGGTAACAGAGCGATTTTTGACTTCCTAGTTGTGTGTGACGAATCAAACAACACACCTACTAGAATAGACAGAAACGAATTGTACTTGGATATTGCTATTGAACCAGTCAAAGCAGTAGAGTTCATCTATGTACCATTAAGATTGAAAAACACTGGCGAAATAGCAGGATTATAATAGATAAATATTATAGGAGAAACAAATGAGTATATCTACACTATCAAAAATTACAGTACCTTTAGACAGTAACCAATCTGCTTCTAACCAAGGTCTGTTAATGCCAAAGTTACAGTATCGTTTTAGAGTATCACTAGAAAACTTTGGTGTATCTACACCGACTACTGAACTTACAAAACAAGTTGTAGATATTACAAGACCTAATTTAAGTTTCGAAACAACTACTATTGATGTTTATAACTCTAAAGTATATCTAGCAGGTAAACACACATGGGAAACTGTTACACTAACATTAAGAGAAGATGTCAGCAACAACGTGCAAAAACTTGTTGGTGAACAATTACAGAAACAATTTGACTTCTTTGAAATGAGTGCGGCGGCTTCAGGTTCAGATTACAAATTCGTAACAAGAATAGAAATTACAGACGGTGCAAATGGTGCCAACACAGTAAATGTTTTAGAAACATTTGAACTGTATGGTTGCTACATTGAATCAGCAAACTACAATCAATTAGCATATCAAACAAGTGAACCTGTGACTGTAACGTTAGCATTAAGATACGACAATGCTATCCAGACTCCACAAGGAACAGGAGTAGGTACTGCTGTAGGCAGAACAACAAACACTTTAATTACGGGCGGCGGAGCGTAATTTTCGTAAGCATTTATAAATTTAGGGGAGGACTTTTAAAAATCTTTAGAAGTCCTTTTTTAATGTCCGGGCATTAGCCCATTTTTATCAATCAAAAACAGTAGAGGAAAACGTTATGAAAATGACAAAGAAAAAAGTAGCTCTAGGTGTGGCGGTTATTATCGCTCTTGGAGTTTTATGGTCAGTGCTAAAACCAGCACCGGCTGAAGCGGCAAATGTTGATTTTACATTTGGTGCTGAAAGAAAAATAGAAGCAGAAACGAATGCTATGTATCTTGACTCACACGTTAAAATATTTGCAGGTATTGATGCTACTAGTGGTGTGAACTACACAGTTGATGATGACATGGACGCAACATTTGATTCATTTGAATTAGATTTTGCTAAAGACATCACTGAATCAGCGACTGTTTATGTTAACAACGATTTCGGTGTTAATTTAGACCACACTGAATCTACAATAGGGTTTAAAATTAAGTTTTAATACTCAATTTCAAACTCTTGAACACACTGTAAGGCGGCTTTAAGTCGCCTTACTGTTTTTAACACACCACTTTTTACAGCACATAAATACTGTATATGGCAAATTTACTCAAAGGTTTCTTAGACAACGTTCTAAAAGGTACACTCAATCCTAAAGGTAATTTAGGTGATTTTGCCCATGCTTCTAGACTATATGTTGATGATAGTTTTAGATTAGCACCCAAACAAAAGTTTTTATATCATGTGGTTTTCAATATTAATCCACAAGCGGCAATCACAGATCCGCCATTAGCGAATCATCAGAGAGAATTGAATATGTTGGTCAAAGCAGTAGACTTGCCACAATACACTGTGGACATGATTACAGCACAACAATACAACGTTAAAAGAAAAATACAAACGAAGATTGCATATGATCCAATTAATATCACTTTCCATGATGACAATTATGGTGTAACAACTGCACTATGGGAAACATATTATAGATATTATTTCAAAGACGGAACGTATGCTAATAAAGATACACAAGGAAATCAATCCACAAGTACAGATAGACCTTATAGTAAATCAGGTGGATTAACAAATAACAAAGGAACTAAAAATAGATTTGGATTAGATGCTGATGCTAATATTCCGTTTTTTACAAGTATTCAAATTTATCAAATGGCAAGAAAAACTTATACTTGTTACACATTAGTAAATCCAATTATTCAAAGATGGCAACACGATTCAATGAACAATCAGGAATCGGCACCAGTACAGAATCAAATGTCAGTTGAATATGAAGCAGTATTTTATTCTAGAGGTAGAGTACAAGCCAACGGTGCTCCTGCTGGTTTTGGAAAAGAACATTATGATCGAACTCCATCACCTAACAGTTTATCAGGCGGAGGTTCTACAAGTTTATTAGGAACAGGTGGAGTATTATCAGGATTATTTGGAGCCAACGATGGACCATACACGTACATCGGCAGTCAACTAGGAGCAAGTAGACGAGGAATAACTCTTGGTTCAATAATTAGAACTGCAAATAGATTAAAAAATGCAAAAAATTTATCCAAAGAAGGATTACGTCAAGAAGGATTTAATATATTAACAGGAGCAATAGGTAGAATAGGAAACACTTCCGATCAGTCTTATGGTGTTCCAAATACTTTTATAGGTAGAAGTGCTTCTAATATCGGTGCAGGCATAAAGGCTGTAACAAAAGCAATAATAAGGAAATAAAATGTCAAACATACCAAAACAAAATAATGATAGTAATCAACCAGTAAAAGAATTTTTCAATGAATATTTCAATGAGACTATTGCTTTTCCTAGCAATGATGTAGATGCAGTTGTAGGTTATTTTGAATCAAGAGGCTTTGACAGAACTGCCAGCATATCTACAGCAACAGTGATATTACAACAAGCAAAAATAGACGGTGTTAAAGTTTTTGAATTAATAGATACTTTACAAGGTATGGACAAAGTACAATTAAGTTATATCGTTACTGAAATTTTAAATCATAACAGATCAAATACATCATCACTTGGTTATAAAGTTAAAACTGAAAACAGTCTTTCAGAAAAACGTAACATAGTAGTATAGTCCAATGGCGAAGTTCGCTCAAGGTAGATATCAAATAAAAAATCCAGACAAATATGTTGGAGGCCGAACTCCTTTATATAGAAGCAGTTGGGAATTTGCTTTTATGAAGTTTTGTGATGAAAGTCCTAGCATACAAAAATGGGCTAATGAATCTATAAGAATTCCTTACAAACATCCTATGACAGGAAAGTTTACTATATATGTTCCAGATTTTTTCATTGCCTACACAGACAAAAACGGAAGACCTCATGCAGAAGTAATAGAAATCAAACCCGAGAATCAAACATTAGTAGAAAAAGTTGGAAAGAACAGATACAATCAAGCACAATTGATTATCAATAAAGCCAAATGGAGCAGTGCTCAAATGTGGTGTAAGAACAAAGGATTCCGTTTCAGAGTGATAAATGAAAAAGACATTTTTCATGGTGCCAAAAAAGGTTAACACTAAATAAAAATATAACTTATGACCAAAAAATTAGAAGAACTGCTTAATCTTCCAGAATCTCAAGAGATACTAAAAGAAGAACAAGAAAAATCACAAGCAGAAGATAAAAAAACAGAAAAGAAAAGCAAAAGTATTGAACAGCAACAATCCACAATGCGAGACATTGCTGAGTTTGATAAAATTGCGGCGGCACTACCAAAA